TTGGCATATCGATTCGAATAATTGTTTTCTAACGATGTTTACTTTGTGCAAATTGAAATGCTCGTTACACCATTCGTAATTCGCTTCTCCGAGTTCTTTCCTATAAATAGCATCTTCGGCTATTTTTTTAATAGCAGGATACCACTCGGTCTGTTTGTCTATCTTGATAACGTGAGGTGCATCATCGTATGGAGGTACGTTAGAAATGATAACAGGAATCTTCTTACACGCTGCCTCTAAGATTTTTAGATTACTCTTCATTGAGTTAAACTTAGAAGGAACCAAAGGAACTATCGTAGCATCTGCGTTATTGTAGAAGTTCATATACTCGGTTACTTTCTTATTCCTTTCGATATCTCCGAGCTTCAACCCACAAGTAAAGTAATGAATCATCTTATGCCATACCGCTTCTGAATATCTATTCGGGTTATCAAAGCCACACAAACGGAAGTGAACCTTAGATTTCAGTACGGAGTCAGATGCTACTTTCTTTAGTGGATTCTGGAGTAGCTGAAGGTCTTTCTCGTGTGTGATTGAACCTGCGTAGATGAATCGTACTTTATCGGATTCGGTTTTAACGGAAGTGAATTGGTCTTCACCATAAGGTAAAGCATTAGGTAGAATAGCGACATTAGAATTAATATCCCTAATAACTCTCCAAAGTCTTTCATTTGTTGTAGTGATTAAGTCTCCTATTTTGATATGGTCTATTACTGCCTGAGTGGGGTAAACATCTTTAAGAATGTGCCATTGGTCTAAGTGCCAATAATCATCAATGTCGATTACTAATTTGAATCCGTACCGCTCTTTGAAATCCTCAAGGACTGAGATATGAATAGCCGGTATAAATCGATTAATGTAAACAATATCCCATCCTTCTTTGAGAGTCTCTTCGCTTAGAACGTCAGTTATCAAAGCATAAGCCTTCGGGAGAAAGTGAACAGGAAGCATTAAGCGATGGTATCCTACTCCTGAGTTCTGCTGAGTGATTACGAGTATTCTCATTTCTTAGGTCTCCCTCTCTTTTTAACTTCCGTTACAGGATTAATTGCCTTAATGTACTCATCTTGACTTTCGCAGTATCTAATCAGTCTCTCAAGCATATCGAACACACACGCTCCGCACCAATGTGTAAGAATAAACTGACCATCCAAATACTTACGATATAGTTGCTCATACTGACCAAGTACATCGAAAGGAATGTTACGAGTAAATCCGAGTTTAACTGAATCGAAGTTTACTTTATGCTGAATAAGAAAATCTACCTCTGCCTTTGTCATTGGAATTTATTGTAGATGTTGATTAGGAAGTTCTTAAAGTACGGAGCGAATACCCCAGAGCCAAACATCGCAAGAGTTCCGTAGGTAACGAAGTCAGGCAGTAAGAACAAAGCCAAACCTACCCAGGCGGTTAAACACAGAGGACAAGTAAACGGCTTAAAATTCCATCCCCATTTTTCGAACAAACGAGACTGAGTAATCGCATAGAACGTAAATAGGTTCGCAGCTAAGATGATACTAATCGTGTGCATTTCTTATTTTGTATTTTAGTAGAGTCTTTACTTTCTTAATTGTTTTTAGAAGCGACCGATACGGAATCTTTGTGTCTCTTGAAACCTGTAGTAAGTTACCTGTCTCAGAAAATAGCCTGAAGATTTCCTTTTCGTACCAGTGCAGAATTTCCATCGACTTATTCAGCTTCTCGGTTATAGACTCATCGTAAGGTTCAACTGATCCTAAATCCCCTACTTCTTCATAAACCTTTCGGAATGTTCGAGCGAAGTTACTGCGGTCGCTCTTAGCCATATTCACGATGGTACGGACTACAAAATACTTCAAGTAGCCATCTTTGTACATCTTCAGAAGTCTATCCTCATCCATCTCACAAAGCACTAAGAAAACTTCCTGCCTCAAATCATCCTGAAGTTCGTAAGGCTGCATCTTACCGATGGCTTCGTTGATGTCCTTCGATAGGTAGAGTTCCGTTATGATGTCTGTGCGGTTCACAATTCGAATGTAACCGATGTCGTTAAACAAAAATCATCCCTATCTTCTTCTTCTTCCTCTTCTTCTACTTATACTTCTTCTTATTCTTATGCTTATAGGGTACTGGATACCCTACTACATACCTATTAAATAGGTATTAAAATACTATTTTCAAAAAAACTTTGAAACCTAAATGCTTGATTTTCAGCAAAATACGCAGATTTCGGCAACTTTCTGAAAAAATAGTTGCCTAAAATGTTCGAAATGTGGAATAAAAACCCGAATTTTGATTTATCAATAACGGCGAAAGCCACAAAAACTAAACCAAATGACAACACAAGAAACAATCAAAAGAATCGAAGCCACAACAAAATTGGTTTCTAATCCTCTTAGCTTTATTCAAGTGAGAAAAGGTATCGATGGATTTTACTTCATTTCAAAATATACAGGAGTTCATTATGTATCAGATAAGAGATGGAATAAAAGAGTAGAAGCACACTTAGAAGGATTTATCGAAAACAATAGAGAATTTTATTAATCATAAAGAGGGGTGCGTCTCTTCAACGCACATTCACATAAAAACTAAACCAATGAAACAAGTAGTTAGAACAGATTTAGAAACCAATGAAGAAGAAATAGTATCAATGGAGTTTGCTATTGATAAACTTTCTTCCTATTGGGATAAGAATAAGATTCAAGAGATTTTAGAATCAGGTGTAAATCTATGGACACCTTATGCAGTATATTCTATAGAACCAATTAAAAACTAAACCAATGAAAAAGCAAAAAGATCTACACCCTGGACTGTTCCTACTCATTCTCGCAGTAATCTTATTCCTAACCGATAAACTCGAAAAGTTATGAAAGAGATTCTCCTTTACTCATTTCTTTTGCTTATCTTCGGATTCTATCTCAAGATGATGTACGAGATATGGACTATCCGGCAAGAGGACAAAAGGGAATGGGAAAACTATTGGAACGAAGTATTCGAAAACGCTAAAAACCAAAAACAATGACTATCACAATTATCACAAGCGAAAAGCAAGCAGATTTCTTAATGCAATTCAAATCTGAAGGAATTAAATCAGTATTAGTAGACAAGAAAGAACAAGAAGGATTCTATGGAGTAGAAATAGAATTCCATCCGTTCTATGATGCTGATTTAATTGCTCAAGTAATGTTCGCAGCAGGTATTACTTACGGATTAGACCTTCAATACTCATCCTATGACAACAATATACCCCGATAATCCTCCAAAGGATTTTAACGAGTGGATTAGATATATCTACTCACAACTCGATAGACCATCTCGCTGAGGTCTTTAATCTGAGGCGAACGGAGGTGGGAGTTTTTTGAATGTTCTGGTTTGGTCTCCCCCTCCTTATTTTTTCAAATATCAATCTACCTATATGTTAGCAAAAATTCAATCTTTAATCAAAGCACCGAAAGGACAATTTAATTCCTACGGCAAGTACAAGTATCGCTCCTGTGAGGATATCGTAGAAGCGGTAAAGCCAGTTATCAATCCGCTTGGATTCTATCTCACTCTATCAGATGAAGTAGTATTTATTGGCAACCGCTTTTATATCAAAGCAACCGCCAAGATATCTAACGGAACTGAGACGTACGAGTCCGTAGCCTATGCAAGAGAAGAAGAAGTTAAGAAAGGGATGGATGGAGCTCAGGTAACAGGAGCATCTTCAAGCTATGCTCGGAAGTATGCTTTGAATGGTCTCTTTGCAATAGATGACACAAAGGATTCTGATAGTACGAATACTCACGAAGTACCTACCGATGCTGAGAAGCAGATACTCCGCAACTTAGTTTACAATACAACACTAACCGAAGAGCAGAGAGAATCAGCATTTGAGTCAATCGAGAAGTGCGTTAACTACGAAACTTATCAAAAGATTCAGTTCAGGCTTGAAGATTTACAGCTACCTTTAGACCAAGTAACCAATCCGACGCAAAAAGAAATCTCTAACCACATCAAAAAACTAAAATGAAAAGAGGCAAAAACTATGTAGATATCTGGATTCGAGAAAACGAATACGACTATACTGCATATAAAACACTCGTAGAGTGGGAATACGATCCCAACGGAGGCAGCGAAACTTGTAAGCATTGGTTCGACTGTTGGGTACTTGAGTACGATAAATCATTAAATGAGAATCAGAAGAAGCAAATAGATGAAGAACTAAGAGATATGGACATAGAAGATATAATGATTACTGATTAACTTTTTTCTTAACCCCTAAAGCCTAAACTATGGCAAGCACCACTTATCGCAGCGTAGCTGCAAACATCTCGAAAGACGGAAACTCTTACCGAGTACGTCTGAAAGTCAAAGGAAAGCAGATTTCTAAAAACTTCGCCACGAAGAAAGCTGCTCTCGAATTCCGAGCGAAGTATCGCTAAACTAAAGGGGGTGAAAGTCCCCCAACTTTTTAACTATTAAATCAACATAATTCAAAAGAATCAAAAAAAAGATTTATGGGGATAAAAGATTTAATATACTCCGATCAACAAAGTATGTTTGGGGCAAGAGAAATAATAGGCTTTGGTTCTACTGAATTTTACATTAAACAAATGGACAGAAATAAAGCCAATGAAATAATAGTTAAAAATCATTACTCTAAAAAGGTTTTTAATAATTCCTATATTCATTTAGGATGCTACATAAATGGAAAAGTATTGGGTGTTTTACAATTTGGACACTTACTTAATAACTTATCTGTTGGAAATTTAGTTGAAGGCACAAAAGCAGGTGAAGCATTAGAATTAAATAGAATGTGGTTTGATGACAAAGCCGAAAGAAATAGCGAAAGTAAAGCATTAAGCTATTGCATAAAATACATTAGAAGCAAATTCAAAACTATACAATGGATACAAAGTTTTGCAGACCAAAGATGCGGAGGGTTTGGAATAGTTTATCAGGCTGCAAACTTTAGTTATTACGGAGAACATACATCAGACTTTTATGAAATTGATGGAGAGTTTTACCATCAAATAATGCTAACAAATAATGGTAGGAGTGCATCAAATAGTATTAAGGCAAAAAGACTAAAGGCAAATAAAGCAGAAGCTATAAAGCATACATTTAGACAATTTAGATACATTTATTTTATGAACAACAAAACAAAACAAAGATGTAAATTAAATGAAATGCCATATCCAAAACATTATGTTTAGTGGCATTTTGATTATAACTTGCGTATAGGTATGTATTTTTAATCAATCAAAATAAAATGGAAAAGAAACCTAAAATCTACTGCGGTAGCGGTAAAAAACGAAACGACACTTGGCTGCAAATCACTATCAATCCTGATAAGATTAAGGATTACATCCAAGAGTACAACGGATCAAAGTTTATTAAGCTAAACATCAATCTACTCGGAGAGCCAGATAAGTTCGGTAAGGATGTCCAGGTCTCAGTTGATACCTACGAGCCGAAAGAAAAGAAATCTGATTTACCCTTTTAATGTATCTAACTGAGGACATAATAGGAGCATCTTCTCGGATAGTCTATGGTCGCAAAGGCGATAAGGTAGAAGTAATCAGAAAAGACCTCGACTTATGTTTTGTAAACAATCAAGGAAACCGTTTCTTTGTCCGATATGAAAAACTCTCCGAAGAAAAAGTTAACCCCTCTCCCGAAGCTTCTAAAGAAAGCACAGGAAAAGTTCAACGCTCACGTAAGGGAAAGAGATAAAGACTTCGGGTGTATTTCTTGCGGAGCAGAGGTTCAGCAAGCAGGACACTATCACTCACAAGGTCAACATAGCGGACTAAGATTCGGTTTACCAGATTCGTTAGCATACTATAACACGAATGGTCAATGTATCAGGTGCAATATGTTCCTATCTGGTAATCTGATTAGATACCGATTAGGACTTGTATCGAGATACGGAGAAGAGTTCGTAAAAGAATTAGAAGAATATGCTTTGGAAAATCCGTTAAAGAAATGGACACGAAGCGAACTTGAAGAAATAATAAACTACTACAAATGAACCAAGAACAAACTAAACAACTAATCGAACTCGTAGATAAATACTGCGAGTCTTATGGAATCACTCGCAAAGATTTATTCGTAACATCAGGAGGTAAGAAAAGAAAAGTAATCGGGCCAGTAAGCCTTTCGACTATGCGGATGTCTCTCGGACATTACATATATCATAATTACCCTGTAACTTTAACTCAGATAGCAAGGCTTATCGGATATAACGACCACTCCGTAATAAGCTACCACTACATCAAAATAAAGAACTACATTAAGAATAATGATATAGTCTTTATGAGTTACTATAACAATCTTCTCGAAGTAGCTAAAGAATATCCACCACACATAAAGATTCAAAGAGTTCCATATAAAAACTTTATCGTACTACCTAAATCAAACGTATGAAACAAACAGCAGTAGAATGGTTAATTGAAAACATTGCTTATATACCTATGGGATTTGAAATTGATATTATTAAACAAGCCAAAGCAATGCAGAATAAACAATTAAAAGAGGCTTGGAATGATGGATATAAAAAGGCTCAGCAAGATATAGTTACGAATAGTTTTTCTACCTTTGAACAATACCAAAATGAAAAAAATGGCTAAACGTTTTACTGATACCGAGATATGGGATAAGTCTTGGTTTATGTCTCTTTCACCTAAGATGAAATGCTTTGTTAAGTACGTTCGAGATAAGTGCGATATAGCAGGTCTATGGCATCCGAATTACACTCTTGCTTCCGTTTATATCGGAGAGCAAGTCGATGAAGATGATCTACTCTTAGTCGATGATGGCGAGCAGTTTGAGAAACTATCCGATGGAAAGATTCTATGTAAGGGATTTATAGACTTCCAATACGGAGGTAAGTTAAATCCTACGAGTCCGATTCACGCTAAGGTGATTTCTATTCTTGAGAAGTATAACTTACCCATCGAAGTAAAAAAAGTATCTCAGAGTTTTAACGCACCGACTTACACCGATGTCTATAACGAGATGAAGGAGAAGTTAAGCGATGCTCAAAAGTGTAAAATCGAAGCAGAGAAATTCATAAACTACTACGAGTCTAACGGATGGATGATAGGCAGGAATAAAATGAAGTCCTGGAGAGCATCTGTAAGCACCTGGCTTAATCGAATCAAACCTGAATCCAAAGTACGAAGCGAATCAATCAAAGAAAAGCTAAACGAAATTCAAAACCGAAAATTTACCGAGATATGAAACAAACAGCAGTAGAATGGCTATTCGATTGGATGGGTAGAAACCAATACTTTATTGGTAATGATTTACTCAAAGCATTTGAACAAGCAAAAGCAATGGAGAAAGAGCAAATAAAGGATGCTTGGATTGCAACAGATAATGAATTGCAAAGATTAGCAGCAGAACAATACTACAACGAAACATATAACAAATGAGCAACGCAGCCTTTGATTATCTAAGAACATTCAAGCAAGTAAGCGAAGAGACCGAGGATTTAGTTATCCGTAAAATCAGAACTCGTTACCCAGAACTAACGATGAAGCAAGTTATAGAGTGCTTTGAGAATGGAGTATGCGGAGACTACGGAGATTACTATTCACTTGATCCACGAACTTTACTAAGTTGGATTAGTAAGTTTACTAACAATAACTCGCAAAGTGATAGATACCTGAATCAGCCTCTCATAAATCCAAGCCTACAAATAACCGACATAGGATATCCTACAAGTCCTGAGCAATGGATGAGAGAGACTAATAAGGCTTATGTAAGCTATCTGAATAACGGAGATGTAACTCTATTCCATCCTGATATCTACGACAGATTAAGCCTCGACCAACGAATCGACAGAGATGCCTGTACTCCATACATATCGAAGAACTATCACGTTCCCTACGCAAAACAAACCGCAGTAGGAGATTACTTTAAGGCTTGCAAAGTAAACGGAGTTAGTTTAATATATACCCTATGAGGATATTCAACTTCTCAGGAGGTAAGACCTCCGCCT